TGGTTCCTCACACTATGACTTGGTCCTTCTGTGTAAAATCAGAAGTAAAACTAGCGGGACTTCTCTTACGATTGGTCCCGTTAGTCTTTGGGCGATTGAGCAGCTCGATGGTTAAGGTTACCTTTGGATTTGCCAAGAACGTAAGACGCATCTACAAGTCCAGCGGTCCAAGAGGACTCGCCATATACTTGAAAGCCAGTTATGTGCTGTTACAGCACGCGGCGGGAGGTATGGTGGATAATAGCCCTTGGGCTCTGGGTGCGAACGTGTCTCGATCCCGTCGCGGGATCCCGCGTCTGATCAACCCCCAACATCGTCGGCTGATTCGTCAGGGCGATGTTCGAATAATTGGGTTTTGGCTGTCTCTCTTGGGGCTCTATCGAGAGATAGAGTTTCGAGGAGCTCTGAAACTCAAGACAATCACGGATCCAGGGAAAGATATCTCTGGGTTCCGTGAGGGCTGGAAGACGTGGGTACCGGACTTCTATCGGCGTCTGCGGCTCATCACCAAGGACGACCTGAAGTTGGATCCTGCTACGAAGCTAGATCCGCGTTCCATTCCGTTCATTCGGAAAGCCTCCCCGAACTCGGGGGGGTGGGCCGCAGTAATGGGGCTCCCGTGGGATATCGCCGTTTACGGCGCGTGTCCTGAGATGAAGGCAGCGTTGGTTCGCTGGCTTGTACTCGTGGATGGAGTGGAATTGACGTGGGTATTGAAGAAACTCTGGGCGGTTCTGGAGGCTAAGGCCCACAAGGCCTGGCTGAAATTCCGCTCGGAGCCTCCAATACTCATGGAGGGAGGTGATGTTTCTCCTCTTTGGTACGCTATGCAGGGACCTCCTACCCAGGCGGCCCTGTGGGACGCCGGGCCGGAATCTTGCGCAAGCGAGAAACTCGCCTGGTACCTAACGTACTACTGGGGAAAACCTCTCACCTTCGGGCGGCTAGGTTTTAAGCATGAACCCGGCAAGATCCGAGTCTTCGCCATGGTGTCGCTCCTTACCCAAGCTCTGGTGGCCCCCTTGCACCAGTGGATATTCTCGAAGTTACGAAAGATCGTAACGGACGGAACGTTTGATCAGGTTGCGCCCGTGAACCGCCTGATTGAGCGATTCGGAGGAGATGAGGGGCGCTTTGTCGCCTCCTTCGATTTGTCAGCGGCTACTGATAGACTGCCGTTGCTGTTGCAAACGGATCTATTGGAACCGCTTTTGGGTGCTGAGCTAACAGCCCTGTGGGCTCAACTGTTGGTCTCCCGACCATACAGATTGCCTAGGATAGCGAGAAGCTATAACCAAGGGATCGATAGCGTAACGTACGCTGTCGGTCAGCCTATGGGTGCTCTGTCATCGTGGGCTATGCTCGCTTTGACGCACCATGCGCTTGTACAATACGCGGCTTCGAAAGCGTATCCAAAGGAACCTGGTTGGTTCTTGGATTATGCTGTACTTGGGGACGACGTGGTCATCGCTGACCACGCCGTAGCCGCGGAGTATCTACGGATAATGGGGGAGATAGGGGTGGATATCAGCTTAGCCAAAAGTTTGGTATCTATCACTTCTTCTCTTGAGTTCGCAAAACGAACTTGGGTCCGTGGACGGGAAGTCAGCCCAGTATCACTAGCAGAAATGCTAGTGGGTCTACGTAATGTAGGCGCTCTTGAGCAGCTGGTCCTGAAGTGCAAGAGATTCGGAGAGATCCGTCTTTCGGCCGTAGCACGCTACGCGGGGTTCGGCTACCGAAACCTGGCTCGACTGCCAGTCGGGTTGGGTCTAGGGAATCGTCTCAGCAACCTAATCGCTTTCTTACACCGTCCGGGCGGGATATGGCCAATGCCTATTGAGGCGTGGCTGTGTTCTGTGGCACCGGGCGGTGAGGCTAACTTAGGCGGTGAGGCCACCTGGAGCGTCGCAAGGCGTCTCTGGGAGGAAGTTAGTCGGGCCGTCCTGTTCCGTGCGTCGAAGTTTACGTTCCTGTTGGGTCTCTTAAGTACGGTACAGTATGTGGACATCCATTTTTGGAAGAAGCATACACCGACCGCTGAGGATCCGAGGCCCGCGTCGAAACGACGAGAGTTGTTCTTCTCGGGCTCTACGGCGGAATTCTTTGATATGGAGGTCGAAAGACCTCTATGGAATGAATTCTTCCGCGAATGGGTTCAGTATCCTTTCTTCAACGGGATGAGGAACAGGTTTGAGAAAGTGGATGCGACGTTGCAGGTACTGCATCCGATCCACCCACCTACGTGGGATAATCTAGATACAGCCTGGCGGGAGGTGTTCGAAGTGGAGGATGGACTCGCGTCCTTCCCCTCTGCTTTCGAGATAGCTGCGCGGGAAACCGATCAGTTATCGACTTCCACTCGTGTGATACACTTGTGGCGGGCACTTCGCCGTCTTGCTAAGCAAGAGATTATTCCATCTATTAACCTAATGAGAGGCTCGCGAGTAGAGCAGGTTCTCTACCGCAGAGGGAACGTGTAGTCAACACGCCCCTCTGAGACCCTAAAGTTGCTAACTCCGTACAGCAATGTGTCGGAGAAGCGAGAAATAGATGTGCGCACCTAAGCGCTATTCGGCCTGATAACCCAGATTCTTTCGAGTATCTGGG